AAAAAAACAAAAGATAAAAAATCAAAAGATAAAAAATCAAAAGATAAAAAATCAAAAGATAAAAAATCAAAAGATAAAAAATCAAAAGATGCAAAACCAAAAGATGAAAAATCAAAAGATAAAAAACCAAAAGATAAAAAATCAAAAGATACAAAACCAAAAGATACAAAACCAAAATATAAAAAATGATATAAAGGTAACAAAATATAAATAATAATTGGATTAAATGATAAGTCAATCAGATAAAATATTTTTATTTATTTTATTGTTGTTTGGTTGTTTAAAAGTATATTGCGTATACACAATACTTACACTTAAATAAATTAAATTTTTAGATAAATATAAATATTACTTTGGGTTACTCGATTGTTCGTTGCGTTTTTCAAGTTCTACCTCGTATATACGGTTACGAATTTCGACAGAACTATATTTATGATATCTTTTATGATAATATAATTCGATCCCATTGTCGATACAGTATTGTTTCCCAGTAAAGTTTTTATCAATATATTCTTCACTTAAAAAACGAATATGAATTGTTTGTGTCTTAATCAAATTCAATAAGTCGTCTTCAGTTTCATAAACTAAAATTTCATCAATATATTTTACCGCTTGCAATTGAACATATCTTTCATATAAGCTTTGAATCGGTTTATTTTTTATACCGGGTCTGTCTATAGTAGGATCAACTTGTAGTGCAACTTTAAGGTAGTCACACATTTCTTTTTCTTGTTTGAGCATTGTAACGTGCCCTGCATGTAACATATCAAATGATGAACATTGAAATCCAATTTTCATATTATCTATTTTAACGTTTACGTTTGTGTTTGCGTTTGCATCCATTTTATTGCTTTATTACTTTTTATCTTTTTTATCTCTTTAATATTGTTAAAATTAAATTTTAAATTTATTTTTATACACATTTCAACTTTTCGCCGATTTCTTTGAAATAGAAGCCGTTATAACAAATATTTTTTAAAAGCGCTTTAGCAAGCGTTTTATCGCTTATTTTAAGGGTTCTAATGCAATCATATTTACAAATGTGGCTTCGAACTAAATTGTGTTGCGCATCATACTGTCCAACACCATTTCTATACAATAAAGGATATTCACCGTTATTGAGCTCTGACTCAAACATTGTTCTCAATTCTTCATCACAATCATCATATAATTTATAATAAAATCCTCTTGATATGATCGATTTTTTTACAGGAACGTCTAATCCGGACGATTCATACCCGTTGCAATGCGCGGCAGTTTTTCGGTCAATGTATACATTCAATATTTTTGTCTTGTCGCCATCAAGTTGTGCAATGTATCCCAAATTTTGAGGCCGCGTTTTCTTTGTAGGTAATATAGTATGTTGCACTACACTTGCATCAAGATCTCTATCAACAAGCAACCACCGGTATCCATGATACACCGTATTTTCCCTAACCGCTTTATTCATCGACGGTCTTTTGATATCTGAATTTTCCTTCACAACTTCCGAGACGCTGTCATATACTTTTACCAGTTCAAGTGTATCGGGGTGAATTTTTTGTAATCTCGGACCCAACGTAACAAGAGCCGTATTGAATCCAGTTGTATTTTTCATTTGCGATGCACTCATTTTTTCCATCATTTCTTTCATTCGTTTTTCGTTGGCATCCACCTTGCCCGATAACTGTTTGACTGAATTAACCAATTCGTGCAACAATGCATTTTCATTTTTGTCTTCCTTCATTTGAACAAGCAGTTTTAATTTTTCGATCTCAAGTTCCAAGCTGCTATTATTGACTTCATTGAAATTCTTCATATTGCTCGTTATAATCTGAAGTAGTATCTGATAAGACAAATTTCTGCCAATTAAAAACAATTCTTGCTCCTTTTCATGATTCTTCAAATCGGTCACCCTATTCAATCGAACGCTTTCATGATTATGAATGAAATTTTCAAAATCTTTACTCCTCTGCACACAAAAACAATCCAGCAGCACACACTCTTCATATTTGCTTTTATGTTCATTGTACCTACCCGATATTCCGCGCCGACTCTCCCCGATTTTTATAATATATTTACCGACATGTTCAAGCGTCTTTACTCTAATAATGTAAACAACAGAACGCGCTGTATCGTATTCTTTCAGTAATATTTTTTCCCTTTCGAGCACCTTTTCTTTTTCCAATTTTGTTTCATATTCCTTCTTCTTGGTGTCTTCGAGGGATGCCATTTCGCCCTTTGTTTGTTCTAATTCTTCTTGTTTTTCTTCCAATTCTTCTTGTTTTTTATCGATTTCTTTTTGCATATTGTAAATACCTGTGACTCGAATCTCCTTAACCACTTCGCAAACCCAATTTTGAAATTTTTGGGCAATCGGCTTTCTCGATCGAAACAGTACTTTATATAATCCTTTTTCGGTTAAAAATGTTATATCTTGCAATCTTCCCGTGCCGTCCATAGTATGTACAGCACGCTTTTCTGAATCATCAAAATCAGCAATTGATGTTCTTATATTACTTATGTCTAATACTACTCCCACATCACTCGCTCGAAAGAGTGGGTCGTCTAATGTTCCTTTTATAACAATTTCGGTGTGCAAATCATTTTCATTAAATGCTTTTACTATATCCATTTTCTTTGATGTTGTAATATTGTAATTTACGTCATCTCTTTAAGTAAATTTAGTTATAATATTTAAATAAATAATGTTTCCGCGTGTATACTAAAGGGAGTGCATAGTATGTACTCCCCTTGTTTGCTGACCCGATCGGGTGAGCAAATATTTATTTTAATCATAAATATTTGTTTTGCTCCTGAACCTTCAGGAGTAAATGTAAAAAAAATCATCTTTGGTCCACAGAGTTGTGGAGCAAACTATTTGTTAATTTATTTTTGCTCACGAAGGTTCGGGAGCAAAAATAAAATCGTAACTATATTTTTTTGTTACTGATAAACGGTTTAATTGCTGTAAGCAAGACCACCCATACCGCTCATAATACGGAGAACGTTGTAGTTGGTGGCATAAACACGAACTTTGGCGGTCTTGGTACCTTCAACAGTAGCATTGGACAACACGAGCTGAAGGGTTGCGTTGTCAATTCGAGAGAAGTTACACGAACCGCTCGGTTGGTGCTCCTCCGGCCTCAACGCAAATGAGTATACGTTGATACCGGTGTCGGGGGTGCGGGTGTGGTGCTGGTAGGGCTGAACGAGGTCAAAGTAGGTTCCTTCACGCTCAGAGAATCGGTCCTGTCCATTGAGCTGGAGTTTGGCAGTGACAACGGGGTTCTGACCCCAGCAGTGCATGGGGAGGGAGGTCTCGGCGAGAACAAAGGTTCCGGCATCAGAAACTCCGGAGTTCATGTAGCTATGAGGAAAGGTAGAACCTTGGTTTCCTGCAGCGTTGTGGTAGTAGCCAGATGCGGCATTCATTTCATCGTATGCATTATTGTGAGGGGATGCGGTCCACCACTGTTCACTTGCACCTGGGGCAGAGTCGCCGGCGCCAGCATCATAGAAGAGGCCAGAAGCATCAATGTACTGATCAACGGCTTCAGGGCCACCAAATGCGTGGATGGCGTTGGGAAGGGCATCGACGGCATCGGTGTAGTTGAAGGGCTGGGCGCCGAGCAGACGGTACAACAGCTGCTCGCAATCGAGGGAAGAGCAGTAGTCGACATTCTGATCTGGTTGAACGACCCAAATGAGTTCTTTAACGGGGTGGTTAAAGTTGAGCTTGATCTTGTTGGAAGAAGAACCGACGGACTCATCACCAGTAAACTGGAGCTGTTCGATGAGGTACTCGTGGGGGTTTTGAGCCATGCGCCTGCGCTCGTCGGTATCCAAGAAGACGTAGTCGACGTACAAGGATGCGGCAACGAGGGACTGATTGTATGCAGCGGAAACACGGCCACCAGCGGTGGAGCAGTTGCCGTGGTTCAGAGAACCAACAGCCCACAAGCACTCATCAATGGGGCGGATATCGAGATTGATCTTGACTTCGTGGTACTGAAGGGCGATCAGGGGCAGAGCGAGACCGGGGTTGCGGCAGTACCAGAACTGGAAGGGAACATAGAGGGTGGTTTCAGGGAGGGCGTTACGAGGAGCGCAAACTTGGCGAGGAGCGTTGCTCTGGCAAGGACCGTCAACGTCGTTAAATGAAGGATCGGTGATAAAGGTGAGTTCGGTGGTGTTTCCGACCATTCCATAGTAGCCGCGGGTCTGGTCAACGGGCAGAGTGAGGTTATTCCAAATGTGCATCCAGTCACCGTACTGGCGATCGATGCGCTGACCACCGATTTCAACCTCAACCTGAGAAATAAGCTGTTCACCGGGAAAGTCGAGCCAACGGGCATAAACTCCGGAACCGGCGGTGCTGTTCTTCATGGTCTGGTTGATTTCAGGGAGAGTAACCTGAAGGTAAGTGCGGTATGCAAGATCACCATTTCGGCTAATAGTGCAAGTTACACGGCGACCGAAATCTGCCTGTCCGTTAAAAGTTTGTTCAATGGACTCCATAGCGAAGTTAGTGTGACGTTTATATGATACCTTCCAGAAAGTGATCTGAGGGTTGCCCGTGAGATAAACATCCTGGGCACCATAAGCTACAAGTTGCATTAATCCTCCTGCCATTTTATATAGTTGTTATAATATTGCTAAAGAAAAAAATTTTAAGAATTTTGTCTAATTCATTAAAAAAAATGAATTTTTAATGAATTTAATTCATTTTTTTTTTATTTTTCAGTGATTTACAATGTTTTTCAATAATTTTCAGTAATTTACAATAATTTTCAGTAATTTACAATAATTTTCAGTAATTTACAATATTTTTCAGTAATTTACAATATTTTTCAGTAAACAATTACTTTAATAAAAAATGCCTAAATATTCTTGGGTGATTCAAAATTTTATTTGTAAAAATGAAACAAATAAAATTACAAATAAAAATTTAAAGTCATTAAAAATAAAAATTATATTTACATTTTTTAGAATATAAAGTTTTTTAATTATATAGTATATAACTAGTAAGTAAGTAAGTAAGTGAGTTTGAATAATTTATATGTGTTTAAATGCCATCTTTCAAATATAAAACAAATAAAAAAATAACCGTAGATGATAAAAGTATTGCAACATTAGACAATCGTCACAAAGAAATGCAGTTACACTTTTCAAATATTAAAAATATTATTATACCAAATCTTTCAAAAGAAAAAAAAGAGTTAACCGATATATTAGATAATGAAGATGAAATAAAAAATATTCCAATTGAAAGGCAGCTTGAAATAAAAGATCGTATATCTGATATTAAAACCACTTTAAAAACTCATAAAACTAATATCAAACAGTATTACTTGAGTAATTCTAAATACATTTTTGATTATTTTGAAAATAAAAAAGAAATCTCAAATGGGAATAATAAAACAAAAATATTAAATTCATTTTTTAAAATAGATAATTATGATGATCGTGTAAATGAGTTAACGTCGATGAATATTAATAATGTAAAAAAATTTTTATCAAATATTGATCATACATTCATAAATGTAAATGATTTTATGTTTCAAACAGACATATGCAAACACTGTAATATTGGTGAACTGATACCTGTAGAACATGAAGGCATTCTTGTTTGCAATAATTGTTCAAAATATGTCATGTATTTATTTGAAAGCGAAAAACCGTCTTACAAGGAACCCCCAAAAGAAGCATGTTTTTATGCGTATAAAAGGATAAATCATTTTAAAGAAATTCTTGCACAGTTTCAAGCAAAAGAAACGACCCAAATTCCACCGGAAGTCATTGATAATATTAAATTACAAATTAAAAAGGAAAGAATTAGCTTATCTAAATTTACAAATACAAAAGCCAAAGACATATTAAAAAAACTTGGTTATAATAAATTTTATGAGCACATACCATACATTAAAGATAAACTTGGGATTAAACCACCAACTATGACACAGCAGTTAGAAGAACAGCTGTGCAACTTATTTATGGAAATACAAGGACCTTATGCAAAATTTTGTCCAGATGACCGTGTAAATTTTTTGAATTATTATTATACAATTTATAAATTATGTGAATTACTTGGACAAATCCAGTTTCTTCCATATTTTCCATTACTGAAAGATAGAGAGAAACAAATTGAGCAAGATGAAATATGGAAAAAAATTTGTGCAGAATTGAATTGGGAATTTATACCCACTCAATAAAAATATGAAGTGAATGTTAATTAAATTATTTAAATATTATTATTATATTATTATTATTTAAATAAATATAAAGTATTAATAAAATCTTGAATGAAACTTAATTATGTTAAATACTTATTTGGGTGGAAAGAAGTGAAACTTCCGTATGATGAACCGTGTATAGTAGTTTATGCTCATACAAGTTATTGGGATGCATTTTTTTATTTTTTATATAGAATATCCTCCTATGGAGAAAATATGTATACATTAGTTCAACCAAAACTTTCAAAGTGGTATTATCGCCCATTTGCATTATTGTTAAATATGATTTTTGCACCACCCGTTGAAAATAGAAATAATAATACTTTGAATGTCATAATTAAAACTTTTAGTGATAAACCAACATCAAAAACCGCTCACAAGATATTAGTATTATCTCCAAAAGGAACATGTTCAAAAAAGGAATGGCGGTCTGGATATTATTACATTGCAAAAGAATTGAATTATAAAATTTATCCATTATGTATTGACTATACAAATAGAACACCCATATTTGGTAATCCAGTGAATCCAAATACAATGTCATTGGATGAATGTACTATAAATTTACAAAAACAATTGGGACAATATAGAGGGCTAAACTTGGAAAATGCAGAATTTGAAATAACTGACAACTGCGGTTGTCCTTATGAATGTTTATTTCCGTTTGATTTTTGTATGGCAACAACATATTTATTTATACCATTTTTATTAAAATTGCTAGAAAATGGATCGTATTATCGATTTACGTCAAGTTTTATCTTATTCATTTTTTCATTGATTTATCATCATGAAAATGAAGGTGTTGACTATGAACCCCAAATGATGCAACTATTTCAACAGGGGGAAGGATTACTTGCCAAAGTAATGATAATCAGTCACATTATTGAAAATTTGTATAAATTTGGGCATTTAAATTCAATATTTTATTTTACATTAATTGTTGGATTATTTTTTTATAAAAATGGAACACCTAGAGGAAATAAAAATCGTGGTAAGTATGTGGTATTCCATTCAATTCATCATATTTTATTTGCAATTTGGGCTTATAGTTTAGCTAGTCAACAAACAATAGAACAATAGAACAATAGAACAATAGAACAATAGAACAATAGAACAATAGAACAATAGAACAATAGAACAATAGAACAATAGAACAATAGAACAATAGAAA